ATTCCACACTATTCCCCCCTATTCCCCACCCCCGCAAACACGGGGGAACGCCACTCCCCCTCTCATTTTCCCTAACGCCCTCCGTACATCCATTTCCCTCTTGACACCCTCTCACCCTCTGATATACTCTCCCATATGACCACCAAGAACACCGTTTACACCCTATGCCGTGGAGAAGAACGCTTCTTTTTCATGCCCAACTACAGGGCCATATCCATGCACATGGAAGTCGGCTACCGAAGGGGCTATCAGGACGAACCTCATTACTTCCTCCTTGACCTTCCAAGCGAACTCGCCGATGTCATCTCTGGTGAAGACGCAGGGCAGTATCGGGGCATTCCTCTGAATCCTTGTGTCAGTTGTGGTAGACGCTTTTTTCCTTATCAGTTCACCAACGGCATCTTCCATCCGTTCTCATTCTCATCGGCCCGTGAGATATGGAATCTTTTGGTCGCACAAGGATTCGTAAGGAAGGATTGAAATGACTACCCAGTTTCAAAAGTTTACATTGGAAAGTCCGAAAGGCTCTCGGCACATACACCACTTCAACTTCTTTCTGGATGCCGCATCGGAGGGAGTCGGGGTTCAGTACTTTCCCTCCATCTATAGATGCCCAAACGAACCATCAGACAGGTTGAGATGCCACCATGAAATGTTCCTCCCGTTTGAGACCCTCAAATCACTCCTTTCATATCCCAATGGAAAAGATTTGATTCGTTTCAATACGGTACGGTTTGAGAGTGATGTTCTTTACTGGCTTAAGAAAGAGGATGGTCGGGCCGTCTGGAACGCTCTGACTTCGCTTGGATGGGAAAAGGTGAACGCATGAAAAAGAAGTATAGGAACATGTGGTATGTTCATGACAAAAGTCCTGACCGCCACCCTCACCAAATGTATTTTACCTTTTGTGAGTGCGATGACCTAGACGATGATTTCTTTCACATCTACTTGGTTGGAAAGAGTCATAATGATTGCGAGTATTCTTACAAGACCGAATGGGATATCCGTTCTTTTGTCTCCGACCACCCATTCATCTGCCACCGAGATGTCGCCCGTCAGATATGGCAGGAGTTGATGGAGCGGGATTGGGAGTACCGAGGATTGACCTATGGCAGAATTTCGGTGGGGGTTGACACTTGACAGGCGAATCGGATTGTGCTAATCTCTTCGCAATTGCGTGAGCGTGTAGCCCAATGGCAGAGGCAACGGACTTAAAATCCGTCAAGTATGGGTTCAACTCCCATCACGCTTATTAGGAGTGAAATATGATTACGAAATATGTCCCTCAAGACCTCAATCCGATATCTGTAGTGTCAATCGCCCAACGATGTCACACCGTGTTTGCAAGACAGGATCAAAAGCCACGGCTTGACAGCGATCAGCCGCATCAGATCAAGGACAATGATACGGTTTATTGTTGGACTAACTTAGTGCCGCAACTCTTCAACTACCTTCGCACGAAAAACATCAAAAACATAACACTCATTACGGGCGACAATGATCACCCTTCCAATCCGAACGGAATTTGTGTCGGTTGGCCTCAGGCGATGAAGGACAATCTTCATTGTATGCCGCCATCACCGCCATCGGTTACATCTTGGCACTCTCAGAATGCCGAGATCGTGAATTCAATCATGAAGCCGTTGCCAATCGGTGTCTGTAAATTTTATTATACCAACGGGTCATGGGACGGAAAGAAACACGCCGCAGATTATACGAGAGACAAACTGCTTTACAGCAACTTTACGATTGCAAACAATGTCGTTCAACGATTGTGTGTCGATTCGATCATCAAGGAGTCATGTCCCAATCACACCAAAGTCTCTCAACCAGTCGATTTCGGACAGTATTGCCGAGATTTACAGGAGCATAAGTTTGTCCTGTGTCCGCCTGGAAACGGTAAGGATACGCACAGGGCATGGGAAAGTCTTCACATGGGATCGGTTCCGATTGTGGAGGACAGCATGATGAATCGTTACTACTCACAATTTTTTCCGATGGTTGTGGTGGAAAGTTGGTGGGATGTCACCGAGGACTTCCTGAATCGAAAGTACGAGGAACTGAACAGCAAAACATGGAGAATGGAGTTGCTTGACATCGACAACTGGATGAAGGAACACGGCATACGGACAGCGAATCCGTTGAAGAACATTATTTGGTGATTAGATACGACCTGTACCTCAGCGGTTAGAGGGCCTGCCTTATAAGCGGGTTGTCATGGGTTCGAATCCCATCAGGTCTATTGGGTTTGTGGCTCAATTGGATAGAGCATCCGCCTTCTAAGCGGAAGGTTGTGGGTTCAAGTCCCGCCAGACCCGTTACGGAGACAAGTGTATGAAACGCAAACGAGACTGGATAGAATGGGTTGAGGAGTTCGCCGATTGGATTCTGTACATCATTATCCTTATCGGCTTGTTCTTCGTTATCATAACCGCCCCTAACCCCATCACAAACTGAAAGGATTGCAATGGCAAAGAAAGTGACCAAGAAGAAGACGAAGAAGACCAAGGCCGAGAGCGTGACCATGACCGTGGAGGACATGAAGTACATGGAGGAGGCCATCAATCTTCTCGCCCGCATCGCCGCCAACCCGCCCAAGAATCAGGCTGATATTGACAATGCACTCAAGGAACTCTCCAACAACGACATCGCAATGGAGGCGTTTCGTATTCAGGTCATGAGGACGGAATGAAAAAGCGATACTCATTGGCCATACCCTTCACGAGCGCAGGGTTCAACACCCCCGCAGGAATCAACACTCCGCACAGGGGATTCGTTCGTTTTGTTATTGAGAACGAGCATCACGGAGTTGAGAACGGCGGCCTCTGCCGTGTCTCATACGAATCCTTTGACTACCTCTCCCCGACCATCACGGTCTCATGCGGGAGCGGTGAGGGTGAGTCCACAATCGTCCTTGACAGGACGGAGCGTATCCTATCTTTACAATACGCCCGAGAAGTGTGGGCGAGTTTGGTCAAGAATTTTCATGCCGTGAGGCTTGACTAATCTCTGAAATGGAGTACACTCATCCCCATGAATGACAACCCGCACATCCCGTTCACATTCGTTGAGGTTGACGAGTCCATGTATAACATGACGCTTGAACGCATCAAGCAACTCAACGAGGAGAACGAGCAGTTGCACAAGGTCATCCAAGCCACGGAAACCGTAATCGGCAAACTTGACGATGAACTCTCTCAGTCCGAAGCCGACAGGCTTGTCCTCAGCCGTGAGTTGCGTGCATGGCGTAACTGGTTCGGTGCGGAGAGAGACCTGTTCATTGGCGAGAAGAAATTGTGGCAGGAAATCGTAGACGCAAGGCAGGCCACGGAAAACAGCGGCTGTCTTGACCGTTTGGAGAATCAATCATGAGCAAGTTCAAGTGGCAGAAACCCAAGGCCGTATGGCACAAGCATCAGACCAAGGATGACATGATGGAGACCCGCATGGAAGTCGGCAAGCACTTCTATGTCTATGCCGAGGTCTACAAGCCTACCGCCGAGTTCGGTGATGACTATGTGTGTCGGGTTTCGTTCAACACCTACATCAAGGAATTCGGTACGACCAAGAAGACGATGGAGCAAGGCATGGACTGGGCCGAGCAAACCATCAACCGTGAACTCAGTCTGTTGCGTGACGCTCTGGAAAGACATCTGGGGCTAATCTAAGGAGAATCGTTATGGACATCATTGAAACTTTCGCAGTCTGTTCCTCAATCATCGCCTTCACCCTTGGCGGGTACAGTTATTACAAGACGAAACGAATGGGTGCGAACATTCGTGGCCTTGTCACGGATGCTTACCACATGGGGTATGATGCGGGCTTCACAAAGGACCAGTCCCGCCGTGAAAACTTTGACAAACTTATTCGGGGGATCAAGTGAACATGGAAGACATTACTGATATCTACCGCCACGCTATTCGTCGCCTTGGTGAAGGGGTTTACTTCGCCTACAACAAGGAGAACGGCAAGACATATCCACTGGATATCCAAGCCGAGAGATTTTCTGGTCAGTCCGTTCGGTTCTTCATTCAAGACGGGGGCACGAGATATTATCTGGACAGCCCCGAGTTTTACGGATATATAAGTGAGTTGGAACTCGTAGGCGTGGTGCAACTTGGCATCCCCCACAATAAGCCCAACTACATTCCGCTTAACTTTTCGTAATGGAGGTCGCCGTGACACAGCAGGATTTCATCACACAACTGAACGATGCTTACAACTCGCTTCTTCGCACCAATCACAACTCAGTGACTGGCACGGGATGTCAGAATGTAGCCGAACTTCGCATGGCGTTTGACATTCTGCGTGAGCGTCTTGAACACAAGTACGGCGAGGCATGGGGTCCGAAGAAAATCACACAGGCCGTCAGCGAACGGCTCTATGAAACAACCCGTGCCTATGACAGCGACCCAGACCAGATGGATCTTTTTCAGGAGTGATCTATGCGTGAGTATGTGATGACCTGTCCCGCAGGCGAGTATCGTTGTAATTCATGGCTCTCACTTGGGTGGGAGATTTTCAAGCACCGTTGTTGGCATCTCTTTCGTGGTGAAGGGTGGGTGGACTGATGAACAAGCAAACGATTGAACATGACGGATTGTTTTTTAACATTGAATTGGACGACACGGCATCAATGATTGACGCTCCCGCCAACAGACTGGAGACGGAAGTGTGGTGCGATGTGCGTATGGCCGAGATTGAGTACCACTTCCCCAACCACAACCCCGAGGATTATTCCTACGGCCTGTTCACAGAGAACTGATCATGGACACTATCAAATTCAAACACGAAGAGGATTTATACTGCACTCATCAGCCTGTTTTAATGGAAGCCCTAAAACTTTCTACAGGTAATGTTTTGGAACTCGGATGCGGATTCGGTAGTACTGAATTAATTCACAGATACTGTAAAAAGCACAACAGAAATGTTTATACGCTTGAGTCGGATCTGAATTGGATGGTTAAATTAAACCAGTACAAAGATAAAAATCACGAATTTACTTATGTGAATGATTGGAAATCTGCTATAGAAAAAGTAGCGAATATTGAATGGGGCTTGGTTTTTATTGATCAAGGTCCTTGTAGTGTCATGGGATCTTGGCTTGCGAGGACTCTATCATTTAAGACTTTCAGAGAAAAAGCAGACTACTTGGTTTTGCACGATTGTGACTATTTCCCAGAAAATGACCTCTTGGGAAAATGTATCAGAGCAAAAGATCCGCAAAAAAGTCTTTATGACACAGGTGAGCGTTGTTGGGATAATGAGATCAAATACTGGAAAGAATACCAACCAAGAAAAATGCTGTGTTGGACGGGAACCATCTTCACAGGTCCACCCACATTGTTGGCGAGCAACAAACATAAAATTGATACTGAAGTTGATTTCAGTATTATGGAAGCGTCTTTTTAAACGGAGATAGTCATGGACTTTGCGAAACTTGAGAACTTTGACAATGATGATATGTCCTTTGAAGAGGCTGAGAGCGTTCTATCTGGTTTCACTGACGATGAACTCCTGCAACTGGAAGGGCATGACAAGATGTACGCCGATATGATGACAGCGTACGAGTTCCTCATCAAAAACGAGATTGACGAACACCGCATTGAGATTCTTCACGACCTCGTAGCGGGTCTTATCGAAGACAACAAATAATTGGAGCCAGAATGGAAATCAGTTTTATTATTCCGACACGAAAAAGAACCGAAAAATTAAAAAGACTCTTGGACAGTCTTGAGAGTACCTGTAATAACAAAGACAACTACGAGGTTATTTTGGCGTTTGATTCAGATGACAAAGACCACTATGAACAGTTTGCGTCATGGACTAAGAATTACAACCACAAATCCTTTATTATTGATAGGCTTGGTTTTGATCACTTGGAAGTGTACTGCAATAAAGCCGCAGAGATTTCAAGCGGAAAATGGCTGTGGTGGTGGGCAGACGATTCATATATGACATCCAAAGATTGGGACAGCATCATCAAAGAATACGATGACAAGTTTGTTTTGTTAAATCCGTGGCACGCTTTGCATGAGTCTTACATACAAGAAGCGACCATGTTTCCCATCGTACCCAGAAAATACTATGAAATTTTGGGATATGTTAGTCCATGGAATCATGTTGACACATATGTCGAGAGAATCCTGAAACCATTTGGATTGATGAAAAATGAATTTAGAATCACTCATGATCATGACCGTGATGAAAATGACGAAACCCACAAAGAAGTTATTTACCATAGAAGAGGGTTTCCTCTGCAACAATACGCTAATGACATGATTAGAGTTAAAAAATATTTGGATGATAATAGAATTCCTTACCAATACACTCCCCATTCGTTTCTCGAAAAAGAATTCAAAATTCAACTCAAAATGTGGTAATTTACGGAGGAAATATGAGCGCACTTGAAAAGTATATGACCCTGCTCAACACCCGCAACTTCCTGTTGTCGCTTTCGGTCACCGAAGACGGACGGGCTGACAGCAAGTCAATGTCGCAGTACCTTCTCAAGCATTTCCCGAGCGAAGAGGAAATTGCAATGCTCATCCGTCTTCAGGAAGAGCATTACAACAATATGTGGACTCAGGGCGACAAGGGCAATCCGATTGAGTATCGCCCCGAGAACGGCGGTTGGATTTTCTGGGATGAGACTTGGACTCACATGAACGGACCCTTCAGCACGCTTGATGAAGCGGGGAAGGCACTTGATGAGTATTGCCACCAACTGAATGCCGACGAGCGTCCCGAGCAACCCAAGACTCCGTTCGGTTTCTACTACGACAATCAGCAAGGGAAGTAAGATGCCCCACTCCACCGAGGACAAACTCTTTCAGGAATGCCCCCTGCTCGTCAAGGTATGGCGACTTCGGCATTACCTTGCCATTCCTTATCATGCGTTTCGTATGTGGGTTCGTGGCGTTGAACTTCACACCTCCAATCCGAACACTCGTATGCCCTACCTGCCTTTCCGAGATTGTTGGGACATCTGTAAGGGCCTCGCCCAAGTGCGAATGAACTGGCTTCATGAGTGGAAGTCAGACGATCAAGAACAGGAAGAATGATCTAAATACTCATCCGTGCCGTGGTCTCTTTGTTGTGGTTTGTCATACACCACATCACAAAGGAGACACATGGAAATTAACATCAACAGCCGTTCTCAGTCTGAGGAAGCACCCAAGCAGTCCGAGTGCGAGTCCTGCAAGAACCTCTGCACAGAGGCCAAAGAACAGGTTAAGGTTCAGGATAAGAAAATCTACAAGATGACCATTGCTCTCGCCGTTGCGCTCACGCTCATCGGTCAGGAAGCGGCGGACAAGGCGGTTTCCTTATTTGACTCCATTACATCCATCACGGACAAGGCCGAGGGCGTGGCGAGCGGAGACTCAGGCGCAGACTCCAAGGAAGAGTCCGATAATGACAAGGCCGAACAGGAACCGAAAGAGGCCCCCTCCATCAACATCAGCATTCCGACGAACGCCTTCAACAACAAGTCATCCAGAAGCACCCCACCCACCCCTACGGACAGCCTTATTCCTTTACCCTCCCCGAGTACCACCCCTCTCACCAGTCTTCCTTATAGCGGCTTTACGCCGACCTACAGCCCTTCCACAAATTCCGCTCCCGTTCCGTCCGCTCTCTTCCCCCTGACCTATCCGTTAGTACGCAGTTCGGTAGTCCCACCAATCGCCGAACCATGGAAGATGCCCTCCTCCACCGCCACAACGGACAGGAATGTCTGCTTTGATGTCGTGCCCCCTCCCGCAACCCTAACGACTCTGGTGGCGGGTTTGTGGATAATTAATAGACGGGCTTGACAAGGGTATGGGAAGAGCCTAAGATGATTGCGTATGAACAACACCACTCAAACGGCTTCTCCCTCCCGCACTCCCGCCATCGGCGACATCCTCGCCTCTGAATGGGGCTACGAGCAGACGAATGTTGACTTCTATCTGGTCACAAAAGTCACCAAAGCCTCGGTAGTCCTCGCTCACATGGTCGCCAGAAAGGTCAGCCAAGGCTACGGCCAAGGAATCACGACTCCGACCTCTGAGTTCGTCGGGCCGAGAATCACTCGCCGATTCAAGACCTACACCAACTTCAAGGGTGAAGCGACTTACGGCGTGAAAATCAATTCCTACGAATCGGCTCGTCCTTGGAACGGTTCGCCCGTGCGCTACACGGATGGGTACTGAAAAAAGGGAGACACCATGAACTTTGATGACTTTGACACCCAGATTCAGATAGAGGAAGTTGAACCCTTCTTCCCGACCGAAGCCGACTACATGGGCTACGACATCGGTGAAGACCTATGGAAGGAAGGGGCGGACTGACCGCCCGTAATGTTTATCGTCGCAACGATTTCAATCACCAGTCTCATCGTCATGCTCGTCCTTGTCATGGGCGGGGATGATGATACATTTACATAAGGATTTTCGTCATGAATAGTTTCGTGAAGTGTCTTTGTATCATGTCCGCATCCACATCCGCATTCGGCACGGAGGTTGTTGAGTTCGGAGGTATGCTCAAGTATGACTCGCCACTACCGCCGTCATTGATGTTGGGTGCATTTGAACGCAAAAGCGTTGCCGTAATGTTCCCAGAGCGGTCACGATTCCTGACGGGCACACAAGAGGTTGACATCAGCCAACCTGGTCTCTACAACCAATCAACCGATTTGACTTTCGGGGCGATTCCTGCGGGCATGGTTGTCAGGAGTTTCATTGTCCATGCCGACAGCCTTGGAATCTCATCAACGGTGTATGAGGGATGGGTAAGGTTTGACGGCCCCGTTCTTGGAATCATCTCGGGGACACCGATGCTCAACACCACGAACCCCCGATTCGGTGGGGAGTTCACCACATACTCAACGATTACCTCACGAGGCGTTGACTTGACACCGACTGTGGGTCAGGACTTCATCACACTTTCGCCCGACCGAAAATTGGTCACATTCCGATTGGCCGTAAGCGAAACGATGGATGAGTTCCGTATTCTTACAGAGGCTTCTCCCGTTCCCTCTGTTGGAACATCGGTTCTGACTTTGGCGGGACTTCTCACGGCAACCCGTAGAAGGCGTTAATCATGAACGACTTCAACACATCCGATATCCTCGTCCACACATCGTTTGAGACCGTGCGACTCTACAACGCTTACGAGCGCATAGAGCCGTGGAGCGTCAGGCACATCTCGCCCACGCCCATGTTTGAGAACTATTACGGGTGCGCCGTTCCTGCGCCCTCGGCCTTGGTGGTGTTGGCACTCTCGTTCATGCTCTGTCGCCGTAGACGAAAGTCTACTTGAACTTGCGCTTTTTGCTCATCGCTTTCTTCAGCGATGGGCATTCTTTCACGAACTTCTTGTAGTGGAACCACGCCGCCCATGACATCAGGGTGGCCAGTCCCACATTCAGAAGAACCTCACTCGGAGGCGAGTCTGGAAGCGTGAGAGCGGTGTACAACGAACCCGCCGCACACATACTGAGACCCATCTTCAGGGCGAGAGTGCTGTGCGATTTGAGTGTATAGACTATTGAGTTCTCTCTGCCGAACAGAAATATCATGAACGCTCCGAAAGCACCAGAGAGAACGATATTACTTGCTAAGTTCATCCACTTGAGATAGTCCATTACCGCCTCTTTCCTGTAGATGTAGACTTGCGCTTCTTCTTGGGCTTGGAGGACACTCTACGCACTCTACGGGGAGGTTCGGCCTCTTCTTCACCCACGAAATACTTTTCAATTATGTATTCCAGACCCTTAAGTCCCATGAACCCGAGGACGAATGCCATAGCGTACTTGCTTCCGCTACGGACAGATTCAGGAATGAGAGCAAGGGCGACTGGTGTTAAGTAGTTCGCACACGCCATGCCTGCCAGAATTGAGGCGATGGTGGTCTTGAGTTTTTGCGACGATTTCTTGGAAACCAGAAGCAGAGAGCCGAAAAAGCCTGACACCAGAAATCCGATGTCAATGCCATATTTCAGCAGAATAGCCTCTGGCCCTGTAGGTTGGTCGTCTGTCATGGTGATTCCCTGACTAAAGAATGTAAACCACGAAGACTTCGCTCTTGTGTATGATTATTTAGTTTTCACGGACGATGAGGAAGTCATCCTCACCGAGCGTCATCACGCCCTCAATGATGACCCATCCGTCTTTCTGGAAGGACTGGATGTCCTTGGCGGGAATCACATCAAGGTCTCGGTCATCAGCACCCCACATGATGCGTGAACCAGGCATGGAAGCCTTACGCTTACGCAGGTTGCCGAAGTTAGTGATGAAGGACGGGGGCACACGATACTTACGGAGCATTTCCGCCGTACGCTTGTTTTGTTCCTCTTTGCCGATGCTCTGGCGTTGATGGGCGACAACCGTGGCGGCGGTTTCGTCCAGTTCGGTCTCTTCGGCAATCTTCTTGCCCAGAGCCAAAACCTTACCCGCCTTACCCTTACCCAAAGCCGCCTTGAGAGCGTCATCAAACGAGTTGTAATCGCCGATGGCGAACGGCTCTTTAGGGTTATACCAGAGGGTCATCTTGCTTGTGCCCTTGCGAGGTGCGATGTAGAACATCTTCTTCGGGCCGACATCGGTCTTGGAGCCGCCGACATCAAACTCCTGACCTACGGCGGGCTTCAGTTCCTCGGTGATTTGGGAGCCATCCAACAAGTCAACTGGTTCAAGGTTCGCCATGGCCGCTTCGGTGGAGCCGTTGAGCGGTGGCTTGCTGTACTTCTTGGCTTCTTCAATAATTTGGCGTTGAAAGTGATACATCGTGGTTCCTTAAAAGCGTTTAGGTTCGGGATACCTCTGGTGCATGGTGAGGTCCAACTTCTTGAGGACTGGTTTTCCATCATCGCCCTTGTCCACGGCGATATAAGCCTCCATGCGCTTGATATTGGCGAAGCGCACATCACGATGGTCGTTGTACATGGGCTTCATGAAAACCTCATAGTAAAGACCGTTTTTCAAAGCCCAGTCCGAGTCAGGTGTTCCCTTGACAACTGCACGATACTCAAAGGTTTCGTTCTTATACTTGAACTGGCCAAGAATCGGGTTCTGTTTCGCTTGGGACTTTGCCCAGTTCGGAGTGACCGCCTCGTTGGTCTGAATCTCCGTGCTTTCGGTGGGGTACTTCCTGTGGCCTGTGATGGGCCACTTCTCGTACACGGGCTTGCCACCTTCGCCCTCGTCCACGGCGACCTGAACGACCGTGGCCTTGACGATGGCGAAGCGAACATCTCGGTAGTCGTTCCACACGGGACGGAGGAAGATTTCATGCGTCATGCCGTGGCTCAACGCCCAGTCGGAACCAGGTGAAGCCCCCTTGACGATGGCACGATATTCAAAGGTGTTGCCCTTGTGCTTGAACTGACCGAGAATCGGGTGCTGTTTCCGTTGAGCGTATGCCCAGTTCGGAGCATATGCTTCATTGGTCTCGGTCTCTTCCTTGACAATCTGAAGGTCGCCCGCCTTGATTGCCTTGGCGAGGTTCGTGCTGATAATCTTACCTGAACGCTTGGCTCCGCTTGTGAGGACATACAACTTGTCGCCACCTGGCAGGGAGGGATTTGCGTGCGCTCCCTGTACGCTCATGTTGTAAGTCTTGCCTGTTTCCAGATTGGCGAACTTGACGGGCTTCACGACCTTGACCGAACGAACACCGTTGAGAATGTTGGCGGCTTCTTTGCCAGTCATCTCCTCAAGGTTCTCAACTTCCTCGTTCAACTTCTTGCCTGTAATGATGTCGTTTCTGGCCGTGTTCCAACCCTCGCCAGACTTGCCGCTTGGAACATCCTGCTTGCTGATGGCTCTGCCACCAACGACAAGGCGAAGGTATCCACGATAACCGACACCCCATTGAGAGTCATGCTTCTTGTCCTTCTTCAGGGCGAGTTTCGTGGAGACTTCAAGGTTGTGCTTGGCGATGTCCTGAAAGTCCGACTCGCTGATGGCCTCGGCTTCAACCTCGGCCTCTTCCTGCACCGACTCGTTGAGGGCGATGATGATGGCCTGACCCTTGTGGTCTTTCCATGTGCGCTCCGCCTTGTTTCCAAGTTTGATGCCCTTGAAGTCGTATCCATTGAACTCATACTTGCCGATGTCGGCAATCTTGACAATCTTGATTTCCGACCCCTCGCCAGTAAGACCACCACGGGCCGCACCTGGGCCTGTGGGCTTGGTGATGTCAAGAATCATGGCATGGCCGCCCAAGCGGTTTCTGAGAACATTCAGGAGTTTGCGGTAGGTTCCGACATCAAGTCCCGAATTGAGGACAAGTTTCTCGGCTCCCTTCATCACATTCACGCCCTCCACGATGAAGTCCCGACACTCTTCGGGCAGGTTTTGGGTTTCTTTGGGGGAGAGTTTGCCGTGCTTGGCGGCTTCGTTCAGAAGGCGGCGTTGATACTCATACATTAGCGGGGACTCCGTAAATTGTTATAAGGCTATTTATAAGAAAACCTTACTGGGGAGCGGACAGGTAGGCGTTGAAGATGGACTGGATTGCTTCCTTTGCCTTATCCACGGAGGCATCGGGAATCCTCTCGGTGGCGACCTCTTTGGGCGGAATCACGCCGACCGTATAACCGTCATAACCAATACCGATGGGGCCTTGGTCGGCCTCGCCATCCTCGCCTTCCTTGAAGTTGGAATGAAACCAGTTGGCGTATTGGGTGCGAGTCTCCTCGGTGGTTCCTTGGGCAACCACGGCGTTGGAGATGCAACCCTGACCCTCCACCCAAACACCATCGGCGATGGTCAGGGCCTGAGACATCTCTTCGTCCCACACGACGATGTAGCGGCAGAGTTCCTTGCCCGCCTCATTCTCGGCGGTCTCGTATAACTCAAACAGGCACTTGCCCTTGTACTTTTGGTTGAGACGAATCTCGTCCTCCTGCGTGGGGGACGGATTGAAATAGATTGGATTTTCTTCGCTTGTAAGCAAAACAAGACCTTCACTCATAACGAGCCTCCTTTGGCTTTATTTATGAGGGAATGTCTTGGGTAATACTCCCTGAGGGATTTGAACCCCCGACTTCCACCGTGTAAAGGTGGCACTCTGGCCGCTGAGTTAAGGGAGCGGGTTTGCTTATTCGCCGTCAGCGAGTTTGTTCGCCGACTTCTGAAGGTCAGGGACAGCCTTCAAGAGGGCGACAAATCCCCAGAAAGCACCGATGACCCACGATGTCTGCCAGAACGAGAACCCCTGTTGGTTCATCAACCAGTCGGATACCCATAACCAGAAAGCGGATATGAGCATTCCTAATGTGGCTGTGATGCCGAATGCGAGGAGGATGGCCGTGACGAACGCTGAGAGTTTGGATATGTTCATACCCAAAGATTATCACACCTGCCCGCCCGTGTCAAGTCCGTTTTTTCACAAACCCGTGAAAGCCTGAAGAGATTTGTCAAGGGGTTTGTTAGGGTCAAACGGCCCGTTCACACTCAAGAATGACTTCATGAATGACCCGCTGTAAAGGTCAAGGTGGGCGGGATGCGGAACCTTGATATTGGTCCAAAACATGGATGATTTGAGACTCTTGATATCAGTAGCGGGAATTGAGTGGTAGTTCTTGATGGCGGCATTCCACGCCTGCTTGGAGGGGAACTTACCCGCCCTGACCTTGGCGATGCCGTCATCATAAATCTTCTTGAGTTCTTCGGCCACGGAGTATATGCGGGTGTAGAACCTCTTGCGGAACTTCTCGTCTTTCAACATGAAGTCGGTGAAGCCTCCCTTGTTTGACAAGAACAGGTTGAACACATACAGGAACAGCCTGCCGATAAGAGTCTTACCCTGACGCACGAAGATGTTAAGCATCCTCTGGGAATCTTCTTTGCGAGGATTGTGCGGACTCTGAGTCCAGTCCGTGTAATATTTGATTTTCTCGGCTGACACATTGTCCAACAACCGAAAGGTGATGCTCTCAATCTTGTCGGCGATGAGTCCGTTCCATGCGGCTTGATACGGCTTCTTGACGATATACTTTCCACCCACTTCATCCATCTTGTCCTCCAAAGCGGCGAAGGCCACGCCGTTGTTCGGAATACAGGTCATGAAGTCACGCATGGAGGCTCGGGCCGATTCCGCTATTTCTTGGAAGTGAGCGTTCCATTCTACATCAGACTTGAAGTATGTGCCGTAGTCCTTATCTTGCTTCCATATCGCTTCTCTACCCGCAATGACATTCTTTGGCTCAACTCCCGCCATGCGGATGTCATCAAGGAAGTGGGCGTACTCATGAATGTAGACGGACTTTGCGCTTCGGAGATTACCGTTTGCGATGGCGACCCAATTCTTCACGGCCTTACGCATGAGGTTTGGCTTGTCCCGATTTTGAACCAAGTATTTGACAAGAGGTAGCACAGCCTCGGGGTCAAAGCAAGTGAAACCGCTCAAATGAATTTCGGCGGATGTTGATGTGGCATAGGATGTCTTCGGCGTATAGTACAGCCCAATCGCACTATCCTTTTCCGAATTCGTTTGGGTGTTCATGGACGAGTGAAGTTTCATGATTATGCCCGGTGGGGAACCAGGCATGAAGATTTTCGCCAGTTGCTTGTTCGTGATGCTCTTTGGAAGCACGATGAGGTCGGTGTTGTGCTTAAAAACCATAATGCTACGATTGACACCGATGATTTTGGATTGTTGAACCATGATTGAATCATCAAGTTTTTTAGACATCGCATCATTCATCAGTTCTTTAACATTAAGCCCGAGCAGGCGGTCATCCCAATCGTCCTCTGTGTATCTGCTGTGTGGAATCAGATTTCCACGCCCAGAGTAGATATAGATGTCATTGCGGAGATTCATTTCGTCATCGGAAAGCCCAGCATCGTTCTTCTGAAGAATCTTGATGAAGTGGTCACCCATCTTCTCAATGGCATCAATCAAAATCTCGCTGAAGATGGTGTATGACTTCTCGGCGGCTTGACCCATTTCTTGGTCAAACTTACGCTCAAGCAACAGGGCTTCGCTGAACTCACCAAAAGATACGGGCATATCAGTCCTTCTTCTTTGCCTTGGGCGCAGGTGCAGGAGCAGGAGCGGAAGAGGCGGCGGGTGGTTTTTCCTTGGTCAGGAACTGCTGACGAATCTTCGCCACATTCTCATTCGTGATGAGAGCCAAGAGCATAAGGCGTAATTCATGAACATTCTGCATCGAGAAACTCTCGGTGAGGTTCGTCGTGATGTGACTGATTTCCTCTTCGGTCAGTTCAAGTCCGAACTCGGTCTCCTCGGTCAGACTGTCCATGTTGAGAATGACAGCGGCCTGAGAGCCGACAGGGACATAACCCGCCGTAATAGCCTTATCGTTCTTCGCAATCGGAATCACCTTGGCGAAGGTCGCACCCGCCTTGACATTCTTACGGAGCAACGCCGAAAGCGTCTTGGCGAGGTCTTCGGCCTTGGGCTTGTTCATGAAGCCAAGATAGAAACTCTTGCCCACCTTCTTGATGGGAATGTCTCTGGCGAATCCCAGTTTGACAAGGAGCGTGCGAAGGCGTTCCTCAAACTGGACGGGGCTGTAGCCACGAATGGGCGCACCCGTCATCATGCCTGACTGAACGGCAACAGCCTCAATAAGCGTGCCCTTCTTCACATCATCTTGTGCCTGCTTCCACCCCATGGAGAACTTCTCCATTGACTTTTGGTCCTTGGCCGAAGGTGGCGTGGCAGGACGGGACTTCTCGTTGGAACTTCCCGCCATATAGGAAGCGAGGTACGAGCGATAGCCCATGCCCCACATTCCACCATGGTTCAAATTGCCCTTGGACGCAAGGGCTTGCGATTTGTCAAGGTTCTTTTGAGCCACGCTCTTGTTCTCATCCAAGACTTCCTCGGGAATGGGCTTCAACTTGTACTTGACCAGAAGGTCATTCAACTGCTTGATTAGTCCCTTCTGCTTGGGCGAAGCGGCCATGGTTCTCATGGACTGAATGAAGAGTTTGTGGGCGAGTCTTCGGTCTTCGGGACTCATGACCTTCCACGGGTCATCAAACGCCTCGGTCACCTCCTCATAGAGGTTGAGGTCGGTCGGGGCGTATCCCCACTTCATGGCTTCACGGGCGAGTTTCTTATCCCAGTTGTACATATCGGTTCCTTAGATTTTGTTCGGGTTCTGGATGAGCCATTGAGCGATGACATCCAATGTCTTGCCTGGAGGGGCGAACAGATTCGGAATGTTGGCGGTGGGGGTGACATGGGGCTTGGCACTCTCAGGCCACACATTGAGGACACGGAGATTGTATCCCCCGTCTTGGGGCTTACTCTTGTCCATAACATACAGGCCAGATGGGGTAGTCGTGGAGCGAGTCTTGACTCCCGCCTTGACGAATCCAATCATGCCCACATTCGGATAGTGAACCTCCCACCCCTTGAAACTGAAGGTCTTGAAGGGTTCAAACTTCACGCCCTTAATGGTCTTCGCCTGCTCATCCAACTCCTGCTCATAGAACTCGGCTTCTTCGGACTTGTATCCGAACTTGGCCGCTTCACGGAGAATCTTGTTTTGCCAGTTTTGCCACATGGTTGGGTTCCTTATTTCCTTGTGCCTTCTTCAAAGTCTTCAAACGCCTCACCAATCGCTCCTGGCGTATGCGTGAGGTAGTCGTGAATCGTCGTGATGTAATCGTCTGCGAGGGTAATCTTGGATTGAACCCATGGCTCCAGTTTAGAGTTGGGCTGAATCATCTTCAGGAGAGCCGATGCCTTGGCCGCCGTATTCTTGAGTTGGGTCAGGGCCATCTCGCCGTCTGGGTCCGTGGCCTCCACCTGAGCGGGGGCGATTTCCTGAACATTCTCGGTCTCTTCCTTCTTCATCTTTTTCATACGCTTGTGAGCGTCAAGAGCCAGTTGACGCATCTTGAGGTCGTAACGAGCCATGACCTTGTTGGCGGCAATCTTGAGATTTTCGGGATGCTCGCCCTTGAACTTGGACGGCTTGCCACCCATGAGGATATACTGAGCCTCATCCTCTGTCATCTTGGACATCAAATCGCCGATGGTTCCTTCTTCAAGGTTCTCGGTCTCTTCTCCCATGCCCTTCTTGCCCATCTTCCATGACTGAACCATGAGTTCGTGCATGATTTTGTCGGCGGCTTTTTCGCCCACCAGTTTCTTGAGAGTGTGATAGCGAGACTCAAGGTCTCCGTTCGGAAGGGGGTGCTTCTTGATGTATGCGTCAAGGTCGGCCATGGTCTTGATGCCGACCTTCTTCAGTTTGTCAAGGACTGATGCTTCGTCAAGATTGATTCCCTCTGCCAGATTCGCCAGACGATGTGCTTTCATTTCGTATCCTTAAAGTTTGGTGTGAAGGCCCGTATTAGCGGTGAACACCGACTGAAGTTGGTCGGCGTAAATCATGCTGAGGTTCTTGACGGTTTTCGCTTGGTTGGCCCTCAGGCTGATGAACTTCATGGTGTATGTGTCGCCACTATCCAAGGTGATTTCCACATAGTTGATTCCCGATATGGCCTTGGGCAACTTGAAACTGAGGGTCTTGCCCCCGTTGCTTTTCAACAGGTTCTTTGCGCCAGTCATGACGATGAACCTCTTTCCACCCAGTTGTTGGAGAATGGTTTCGGCGACATCTTCATTCAGGTTGACATCGGAAATCTGGTTGGCCTGTTCCACCAAGTTCCGAAGGGTGTTGCGGTCAAGCATGGGACTCTCCAGTATCCTATTTATAAAAAGCAAAGGGGGCCTTGCGACCCCCTATGCCGAACCCTATCCACGAAAATCACTTCACAGCGATGGGAACCGAACGCTTCTTTTTAGCCTCGGGAATCAGTCGCTTGAGATAGACACGCAGGATGCCGTCCGAAAGTTCGGAACTCTCAACCTCGGTGTCTTCCGACAGCGTGAACATCTTTTGAAAGTCACGGCGGGCAATGCCTCGGTGAATGAACTCGGCATCTTTCGGAGAGGACTTTCTACCCTCAATCAACAGGATGCCGTTCTGTGTGGTCACGCTGAGTTCTTCGGACTTGAAGCCCGCAACGGCCACCTCAATCGCCTGCTTCTCATCCGAGATTCTTAGGATGTCGTATGGGGGGTTGGATGTGGTCTGTTTGGCACAGGACTCCAGAGAGTCCATCAGACGAATCAGGTATTCGTCAATGCCTACCCCGTAGGCGTGCTTCTTGGAAAAGGTTTCAAGAAGCGATGGGAAAAGAGCATACCCGAAATGGTTACCAGTTGTCATGTAGCACCTCCTTTGGTAAAGCGAGACACTTGGCGTAAGGCCCCTTCGGGAGGCGACCTTACACCCGTATATATGCCACGGCCCCGTTTATAATCTTTTGAATTTGGGGATTTTGGGCTTGACAGGGGGCAGGGGTGGGGTATGATGTAGCCATGTAGACGCTCTCGTAACTCAGTTGGTAGAGTATCGGACTTTTAATCCGTTAGTCGTGGGTTCAAGTCCCGCCGAGAGCATATTCAAAGGAGTCTTGCGATGAATGAGTTTGACGATTTCGGTGGCGATGAGATTGACCCCTTACACTCATCCGTAGGGTCTGTCATCAGAAGTAACACACTCGAAGACTTGCGATTATCAATCAATAGCATGACTCTGGAAATCATGGCGTTGGAGACCATGAAGCAGATGTATGTGGATCAGTATAATCAGGCTAAGAAAGAGGTTGAGGAACTGGAGGCGCAGTTCCTTCTGGAGATTCCTAATGGAAAGTAAACTGATTGAATTTCACCATTTTCACCGTACTGGCAAGCGGCGGCGTGGAGTCATCCATGTCATCGTGAACCCCTCCTTGCGTAAGATTTATGTCGGGTGGTCGCTCTGTAATCGTGGGGCGGGAGACTACTTTGACCCGCAGGTCGGCAAGGATATCGCCCGCAAGCGTTGTCTTAAGTTCATGGACAGGGAGGATTCGTGGAGTGATGTTTCCCCTATGAACACGAATGCCGTCTATGAGACTGGCAAGGAGACCATCCCCAGTTACGAGTGGCAGTTGTACATGAAGACGGGCATGGGCCAAGGCGGTGTTCCCGTGTCCATGTACAACACCCTTGACGGGGTGGCGGAGAGAATCTATCGGGTTATCAACTCGGTGGAGAGGAACCGAACCGTCACGAACGAGGAATCGTTCAAAAATCAAACAGATTCTCAGACCTACACATTCGGATGAATGGTTAGGTTTTGGTTAGGCTCTTACCTCAGCGGTTAGAGGGTCCGACTCATAATCGGTTCTGTCGTGGGTTCGAATCCCACAGAGCCTATTGACTTCCCGTCCTCGTTATGCTATCTTTAAGTGTATGACAAACCAACCCACCTCAACAAGCCACCCCAAACTCCACAACTCCGAGACCAAAATCACGCTCATGTTTGAACCGATTGATGCGGACAACATCACGGTCTGGGAGTACGCCAAGAACAAATGGAGTCAGATAGCGACCCTCAAAAAGGAATTCGCCCGAACCATGTGGAACTACCATGTGGAACACGGGTCGGTCAGATTGACCGATTAAGTCCCTGTGGTTCCTGTGGGGAAGGTTGGCGGGTGGCCGTTGGTCACCTTGACCTTGGAGATAATCTCTTTCGTGATGTCTGAGTGAACGCTCTCTGCGACCCCGCCCGGGCCGAAGATGCGGTTCTTCTCATCTTCCGTCATCGTCTCCTTGAGAATCTCAATCATGGAAACGATTTCGGCTACAGCCGTATCCGCCTTGCGTTGCTTAATCATGGAGCGAATCATGATGACCATGCCCGTGACGATGAGGCCGACAAGCATGAACGCTCCGAACTGGGCGATTTCCTTCATGTAGAACTGCGATGCCGCCGCAAAGCCAAGCATGATGCCGCCAATCATCATGATGGTGAAGCCCATGGACTTGTTGGCAAAGAAGGCGACAGCCGCTCCACCGATAATCACAAGGAAGCCAACGACCCAGAACACGACGATGTAGGAATAGAGACGCTTCAGGGATTCGGCCTTCGCCTGCTCCTGCTGTTGCTGAAGTTCAACCGCCTTCTTCTCAAGGTTCTTGATGTTCTCAGTCACGCCCGACAGAACGGTCAAATCCTTGTCAATCTGCAACGACACATCCGTGATGTAGGTCGCACTATCCTGAATCTTGTTGGCCTTCACGATGGAGTCCGTCACCAAGTCCTTCTTGGCGGGGTCTTCCACACTCGCCTGAATCTCCCAGAGGTTATTCTCCAGTTCGGTTCCGTTGTTCTTGATGGTGTCAACTTCGGTGCGAATGTTCGTGGTCTGCTCGTCAATCTTCACGCTGAGATTCTCAATCGTGGGAATCGTGGCGTTGATTTCAACGGCGGGTGTCGGGGCATCGTCTGTGCCGTGTGAGCGGCAGGAGATAAGACCGAGACCGAGAGTCAATGTGGCGAGGAGTGTATGTAATGTTTTCATATAGGTATTTATGGTTTGGGGGGTTGCGGCTAAATACGGGGGAGACTTCATCATGCCCGAAGAAATCACACCCGACAACTGGGACAAGGTGTCTAAAGATTACATTGATCGCTGTGAGGACAGCACACGAAGAATGATGCGGATTCACAATCTTGCAAAGTCCTCGCCCAGTACCCCACCCGAAACACTCACAACCATTCGTAAAATGATCAGTGACAACCTTGAACTGATAAAAGCCATCAAAACAATTGATACGGAGGTTCAGAATGCCAAGAAGACAGTCGGTGGTTCGCCCGAAACGCCCGTCTAAACCAATAAGCCCAACGGACAAGAGAGTGAGTTCCTCACCCAAAAGTCCGATGAAGTCAATGATGCCGACGAAGCCAAAGCCTTAAAGGTTGTCCACCGTAAATGTGTCAAATACGAATGTCACCGTAGCGGTCAAGACGGACGGTTCACTTTCTGCATGACTCAAGGAAAATCCAGACAACTGAGTGGGAATCATGTTGCGGTAAGTGATCCTTTTGAAGGGGTTCTTTTTGTTATTGAGTAACAGCATCACCCCGTCCGATGGCCCAGCAAGATGCTCGGGAACGATTTCCTTGAAGTCACGATACGGTGCGCCTGAGCGAAACCATTTGACCATTTCCATGTAGTTCTTGAACTCCTCGTCTATGATGAATCGGATGGACACATCCGTTGATGCCGAACCGCCTGGTATTTTCAAAGGTGTGGCGGTAATGTAATCATAACTTATGGGATTGGCCGACGATGAGGGCGTGGTGATGGATGTGCAAAAGTATGTGACATTCGGAACCTTCTTCAGCAAAAATCTGAAGTTGGTATTCAGAGCGAGATTGGTGTTGATAGGCGTGGCCTTCAACATACCATACTCGTCTAACGAGGGAATGTAATTTTTCGGATTCGTGCCTGCCATACTTATCCTGTGATACCGCCGACCAATCTGGTTCCGTCAACTGACGAGCAGAAACTCGTGAACGATGTCGCACCCGATGCGTTTCTGAATGTGTACTGATTAACACCGCTTGCGGGTGTCAGGTCAACCTTGCCGTACATGAACGCTGTAAGCATCTCATAAAGTTTGGTCTGAGTGATATCACCATCGTATGTCGCACCCTTGATGGTATCTCTGATCTGATCAAAAATTCCCGCCGTGAGTCCCACCACAGGCGAGGCATCGCTTGTTTGGAAAGATACGGGATCGGCCAACCACCATGCGGTCAGACCTGATCCCACGACAAACTGAACATTTCCAGAATCGCAGTCGCTCTCTGCTTGGCTTAGTGTCAACTTATAGACACCTTGTCCGATTTCAGTCACGGCATTTGCCGCCGCCGCCGAGACTCCTCCGTCTTTGGAAACAAAACCCTGTAAATCCCCATTCAAAACCAAGAACTGGTTTCCTCCAGTGTGACTTCTGACCTGAGTGTATATCGTTTGTCCTGCAATATTCTTATAAATGAGCGTCATTTTTATCTCCGAATTAGTATGAGAAAAATCTTCTGATAGCCCCTTCGAACGGAGGGGGCGGTGTTATTTCAAGCGTAAACCCATCGGTTATTGTTTGATTCACAGCCGATGATGCGTCCGTAACAGTAATCGTGTATGTTACGGGTTCGCTGACAACAGTAGGCGTTCCCGATATTTCACCTGTAGATGTATTTAACGACAACCCAGACGGCAAAGACGGGCTGATGCTATAAACCAACGGAGTCCTACCGCCACTTGCGGTGATCGGTGTAAACGATGTCAGCACTTTATTCACTTCACTTGTGACATTTGAAGTGTTGACAGAGTATGTAAGGATCTCATTGACTCTCAGCGTAAAAGACCTATTGGTTCCAGTTTGGGGCGGTGTCAGCGAGTCTTCCACCGAGACGGTGTGCGTGACCACCGAATAGGCGGATGTCGGCGTTCCTGTGATTCCTCCCGTAGATGTGTTGAAGAACAATCCGTTCGGGAGAGCGGGGCTTATGCCGTACACCAGATTTCCTATACCACCAGAACCAGAAACTGGTATGACTGGAGTTATAAGGTTGCCTCTGATATATTCCAATGTCGAACTATCAAGGGATGTTGTGATCGGTGTGGTGGCCTGAACCACCAGATCGAATGAAGTTACTCCAGTTTGGCCAACTCCATCCGCCGCCTTCACATCAATTTGAAATGTTCCAGTACTTATACTATCGGAAGGGGTTCCCGACACCACACCGTTCGTAGACGATATGGAAAGGTCGGACGGCAATTGATATGGAGATGTCACCGATATGCTGTAACTGATATCACCTTCGCCTCCGCTTCCAAGTATCGGTTGAGTCGGAGTCATGGGGACTCTCTTCATAACCGTAACGGTGGATTGAAGAACACTCACACTAACCACGGGATAGGATTCGGCCACTTGAAGGTTGAAAGACTTGGATGATGTTCGGCTGATCGCATCCGTAAATGTAACCGTATGCGAAGTCGGTGTCTGAATCGTAGTCGGAGTTCCTGATATTTTGCCCGTTGAGGTCGAGAAATTCACCCCTGATGGCAGGGCGGGTGATACGCTATAAACCTGAGGAGAGCGACCTCCCGCACCAGTAACGGGAGCAAATCCGTCAGATGGAGTTATGGCTGTTCCCTGTCTCAAGGACACACTCGGTCTGTTCAGATTTGTCTCAATCGGATTATCCACGGTAACATTCACAGTGAAAGGCAATTGTGTTGACGGCGATTGGCTGTCTCTTACAAAGAATGTGTATACGGTTGTTGCTTGGGTTTGTGTTGGAATTCCCTGTATGGATATGGGTTCGGGTACGGATTTGGTTCCCAGACCGTTCACTATCAAACCCGTAGGTAATGTTCCTGACCGTGTTATGGTATAGGGAGGAACTCCATTCGAATAGGTTGCAATTGTGGTCGGGGATGGAGTTACGACATTGTTTTTTGTCAGGTTGAATGTCGTGTTTGAAATAGAGACGCTGAGGGGCGTTGGGTTTGCTAAGGTTGCTGTGATAGTTCTATCAATATTTGTAAAAGCGTCTGAAACACGAATAGTCAGTGTTCTTGATGCTACCTGAGATGCGTCATTTGGAGTTCCGCTGATTACACCTGTGGATGTGTCTAATGATAATCCTGTGAACAAACTTCCATTCACAAGAGTGTATCTGATAGATCCTTCTCCACCCGATGCAACAATAACTTGGGTTGGAGTCATTTGCTCCAAAGGTGTCAGTTGTAAATTATTTACTTGAGTAATAGTTAGCGGAGTTGGGGGTGTTGGTTCGACATAACTTGGATCGAAGTAACTAAATGGAGGAAATGGTCTTGGCAATTGATAATTACACCGTGGCCAATTATAATATCCTCCAAATAACGAAAAATTTCCATATCGAACCATATCGGATCTATAAAGTCTGGTATGACTGGTGTGTGCGTGAGATGCATTCAATCCGCCTAATGTTGGTGCGCCAGTATACCAATTGGCTAATGTTTCTGATGCTCTTTCCAACATTGAATATTTAAAACACCTTGCAAGAAGTTGCGTTGAATAGTAACCAGAATCACTATCAAACCATTTTTTGCTGTCTAAAACATAATTTTTAACACCAATTAAGGTCATCGCAAGTGGATCAAATGAGTTCCAAGTATAAAAGTCGTCATTTGGAAATTGATGTGTACTTGGACTCGTGGGTAGAGGAGGGCTTCCAAAATCGGGGCAGTGTGTGCAATTAAAATTATTCTTAGGTGGGTATAAAGGTGGTTGCGGTTTATGCCAACTTATTACTGAAGTCGGATTTCCTGTATTCGGTCCAGTCAAGCAAGACTTAATTTTCGAATCATTCATTCTATACGCTATCGCACCATAATTAAAAACCGATCTGGTTACATTTGCTGATAATGATGGATTTGTATTAGGAAGTGTCACACCAGGACAACTGACTTCTATATTGACACCTATATTTGATGTTGATGTATTGATGCTACTAACACGGCTTGGTCCATAAGAACTCAAAGCCGAATTCAATAAACTGGTGGTTGGATAAATAAGATTGGAATAAGATGCGATATTAATTGGTTGATTTACCGATGTGTAAAAATAATTATTTAAAGTTGGATTAGCATAGTCGTATGAACTGTTGTATACGGAATTTGTTCCGCCCGCACCTGTAGATCCGCCGCAATATTCGTCTTTAGTATGAAGAGTAACATATCCTGAAACTTGACCAATAAATGCGGTGCATCCTCCGGGAAGATCCGTCAAACTACTCACACTTCCGCCTTGAGTCGTAAGATAATAATACGAAGTCGCCCCCGGATAAGGAAAGGGGTGAACGCTTTTTGTGCTACTTAAATTTGGTGCGATATTAGATGAACCCGTAAAATGTCCTGTGATCGAGTTCAGTGATGCGTAACTGTTACTTGTGAGCGATTTGGTCCAGTGGTATGACCAAGGTTTGTTTATATTTTGTTTGGGCGGTAATAAGGCAGGAACTTGAGCATCGGCTCTAAGATGTCTCTTTGAACTGAACGCCTGAACTGGCCAATATTTCCAGTTTTCATCTGGTTGATAAACTCTGTAATAATAATTCTCCCATCTTCTCGTTCCTGTCGCATTTTGCTGTGGAATTGGGAACATATGTTCATAATTTCCACAGTATGAGTTATTCGGGAACACCAACTTCACCGCCTCGTACGCCGCCTTGTACATGGCGTAGTCGTACATCTTCATGAAATACGGAGCCATGCGACGATGGAATTCACGATTGTGATCGGAGCCATTGTAGAGCATATCATCTTGATAAGGAAGTCCGCCTGCGTATCCCGCCGCAGTTGACGCTTCGTTGAAAGCGTTCTGCATCGTTTTTCCGATCCAAGTTTGGCTGGCCGTGTCAAACTCCTCGTATACGACCTCAGTCGAATATCTGGAATCGGCGACGATGGATCTCCAAACACTTGACTTCCAACATCTTGGTGAAGTCTGATATGTCGATCCCTCGTTTCCAACCAGAATGGGAAATCTGAATCGTGAGTCATCATGCTTGAACAAGAAATAGCCAGGGTAAATAAGACCTCTTCTGTCACATTCCTTTTTCATGCTATAAAGCACAGCATAGATCCAATCGGCATATGTCCTCAGTTCATAAACTGATCGTCCACCAGATGTAACATCAGTCCTAAATGCGTTATATGTTGGTGTTCCCCGAGCGTTTGAATTATACCCAACGCTTATTTTTTGTGACGCATTCGGCCCATTTGGTGCGAAATACAGGTAGTAATCGGATGAAGGGCTGAAGTCCGATGTTGTCAGCACATTGTTCACCTGATCATTTGGATGATCAAAAAGTCCGTAATTTTTGTAAGTTGTCGTAACCCGACCATCCACACTTGAATCGGCGAAGTCCTCAAATAATACAGCACCGCCGATATTGGTATTCACGCCTCCGACATTACCCTTTCCCGTTGTCAGGGTTTGAAAGTCAAACCAGTCAGCCATTCGCCTACCAGTATTGATTGCGTTTGTTAATGTGTAGTAGTAGGGGGTTCCACTTGAGTTTGTGTCGATTAGGTAATCAGGCCATGTGTTATTATTCGGGGGCTTATTTCCCAAGTCTACAGGAGTGTCCGCTCTATTAAAACTATTACCACCAACTCTCGCTATCTTTGATACGGCAGGAATTCTCCACATCGGATGTTGTGTGCTTCTTGATGGGTCGGTATTTGAAACCCATTGACCAGTATCGGCTGATTGATATGGCGGCCTATCCCAGAGAAAAACATTAGCACAACAATACAACGGATCTTTCAGTCCAAGTCTATTGCTCGATGCGTAATTATAACTAACCCCGTTATCGGTGTTATTCGGGTCTGAGTCCAAGTATTGAGAAATACTCACATATGAAGCGGTTGGTGTGGAAGGCATATCTTTCCTTACAATGAATCTAAGTCATATGAACTGAACGCAAATGTCGCTGTCGCCGTGGTCGCTGTCGCATCCGTAAGTGCGCTGTTGTATTCGATACTGGTTATACCCGTAATCATCAGACCGTTGAATCTGAATCGAGCGACTGGGTTTTTCTTGTTTGACAGAATCAGCAGATGTCCCACATTTGACAGCAGGTTGATGCTGGTGTCGATTCCCGTCTTGAAAAAGTCCTCGAAAACCAAGGTTGACTTATACCAATCGACCATTTGTTGGTAGTTGGAATAGTCCTCATTGACGATGAACTTGACTGTCATATCACCGTGTGTGATTTTGTGACCGAAAAATTTAAGGGCGGGAGCCATTCTCATGGGCACACGAATCGGCTCACAAGTCATGTCTGGAAAAGAGACCTCTGTGCAGAAGTAAACCCCCGAACGAACCTTCGGTATCATCAACCGAAAGTTTGATGCGAAGGATGGGTTCGTGTTTTCGGGGGTGTTTTGTAAAGCACCCGCAACACGATCCTGTGGAATCATTGGTTTCTCTGCCATTGACTATATTTAGGGGAATAACAACGGGCAGGTTTCCCCGCCCGCTGTTTAGTATCTTATCAAACCTCTTCCACAGCCGCCGTGGAAACAGGCTTCACTTCGGTCAGGGTCATCGTCGCAGGGGCTTGATTGGCCTTAATCCAATCATGAAGTTTGCCCATCAACTCATGCGAGTTCTTCAGCAAATCGGCTGACC